CGGTGCAGGTCAGGCCCGTCGTGGTGCACGTCGCGCCGCCCGGGCTGGCGGTGACGGTGTAGCCCGTGATGGGGCCGCCGCCGACGTCGGCCGGCGCCGTCCAGGTGAGCGTGACCTGGGCGTTGCCGGGCGTCGCGGTGACGAGCACCGGCGCGCCCGGCACGGCCGGCGCGATGTCGCCGGTCAGATCCTCGGTGACGGCGTCGACCTCGATCGACGACGGCGTGATGCTCACCGACTGGCCGAGCACCCTGACCGTGCGATCGATGCCCGGGCTCGAGCCCGTGTCCACGATGCGCCACACGTCGCCCCACTCGGCGCGCAGGATCGCGTCGACCTGGGTCGCGCCGACCGGTACGAGCGTGCCCAGACGGCTCGCCGGCCGCGGGTTGCCGAGCGCGTCGAGGATCACCTGCGCCCAGGCGGCGAAGGCCGCCGACCTGCCGGCCAGCGGATAGGCGAGATCGTCGCCCGACGCCCTGACCGTCCGCTGGCCATGGCGCGTCGCCGACGCGTCGAGGATCGCGACGTACGGGTTCACCGTGTCGTCGATGCGGACGACGTTGCGGACCCGGCCGCGGTTGAACACCGACGCCAGCGCGACCAGGCCGACGCCGCCGCAGTTGATGACGATCGTCGGCGTCGAGCTCGCGGTGACGCCGCGCGCCCACCACGCGATCACGCCGGCGCGCGTGCCAAAGACCGCGCCCAGCTCGGCGAAGCGGATCGCGTGGAGCGCCTCCATCGCCTGCCCCGAGACGGTCACGTCGGTCCGCGATGCGACACTCGTGCCGGTGTACGACCCCGCCGCCGGCCAGCCGGCCGCGGTGAGCACGGCCGCCGCCTGCGCCGCCGTGGTGCCGGCCGGGATCAGCGTGCCGTCGGGCACCACGAGCGCCGCGAGCGTCGCGATCGCGTCGATCGCCGACAGGGTCGCGACCTGGTCGCCGACGTCCCACTCCCACGCTTCCAGGGTGCCCGTCCAGCCGGCGGCGCCGTCCACGAGCACGCGCAGCGGCATGCCGACGCGCAGGAAGTTGAAGTACGGGCTCGTCGCGTTGCTCGGGTCGTAGGCGCGCGTCGTGTCGTGGAGGTTGACCTGCGCCCGGCCGCCCTCGGTCTCGGTCAGCGGCCCGAAGGGGTTGCCGGCGCCCCACGACCAGTTGATCGAGAGCACGAGGCACGTCACGTCGTCCCAGGCGCCCGTCCACGGCGTCAGTTCGGAGCCGGGATTGGCGTCGAGAAGGTCGCGATCGAGGATGAACGGACGCTGGCCGAGATCGCCCTGCACGACGATGTCGGCGCCCTGGACGAGACTCATCCGGCCGCCCGGTCGAGCGCCCGCAGGAACGTGCCGCGGCCGCCGTTGTTGCCGGCCCAGCGCTGAAGCGCGCGGACCACCGCCTCGGGATCGGCGCTCGTGTTGATCGTCACGTTGGTGACGCCCGCCTGGCGCGTGCTGCGGGCGGCCCTGGTCGTCGCGACCCCGGGCGCCGCGGGCGCCGAGAGGCTGAACGGCAGCGAGATCGAGGGCAGCTTGAAGTCCTTCAGCGGGTTGAGCGCGTTCATCAGGTCGCCGATCTTGCCCATGAACGTGCTGATCGCGCCGATCACCTTGCCGATCCAGTCGATCACGCCCTTGAAGGCGTCGGCGATGCCGTTGATGACCTCGGTGATCTTGGTGATCGCCGGCTGGAGCTTGTTGACGATCCAGCCGATGACGGTGCCGATCCACTGGACCACCTTGATCACCGCGTTGACAACGAGCGTGAACGCGTCGACCAGGAGCTTGACGAGCACGATCAGCGGCGGCAGCACCACGTCGAGCAGGCGCACCAGCAGATCGATCATGGGAAGGATGGCGGGAACGAGCTTGTCCATGATCGGGAGGAAGGCAGATCCCACTTTTTCGCCGACTTCTGCGAAGGCGTCCTTGCCTCTCTTGCTCATGCCCTCGGTCGATTCGGCGTAATCGTCCGCCGCGCCCGCGCTCAGGTTCGTCGCCACCGTGATCGTGTCGGCGGCGCTGGCCTGCTTGGCCATGCCGGGGAACAGCTTCGCCAGTTGCGTGTCGTTGCCGGCGTACGCCTTGCTCACGGCCGACGTCGCCGTCTCCAGGTCCACGCCGGCGGCGCGGCTGATGTCCATCGCCTTGGCGAGCAGATCATTCGCCGTCTGCGCGTCGCCGGTGGCGGTGATCAGGTCTTCCAGGCCGCCACGGACCTCGGAATCGGAGAACGCCTTGTCGGCGCCCATCTTGATCGCGTCGTCGATCAGGCCGGTGTAGTCGCCGACCGCCGCGCCCGTGTTCTTGTAGGCCGTCTCAAGCTTGGTCTGCTCGTCGCGGTCGGTCGCCGCGGCGGTGGTCATGTCGGCGATCGCGCCGATGGCGATGCCGGCGCCGGCCAGCACGCCCGCACCGGCGATCAGGCCGGCCGGACCGATGCCACCGATGAGCCCGGTCGCCTTCTGGGCGCCCGCTTCGAGATCGGCCGTCTCGGCGGTGAAGCGGGCGACGATCTCCAGGGCGTCAGCCACGGCGCGCCTGCTTCTCGACGGCGCGCGCCCACGCGAACAGGTCGCCCATGGTGAGGCGATCGAGTTCGGACGGGCCCAGGCCGGTCAGCCGCAGCCAGCTCACGTAGAAGTCACTCCACGCCCCGTCGACCGCGTCACGCCGACGGGCGTCGTAGGGTCCGGCGGCGAGCCGACGATGTCGAGTTCGAACAGGCGCGCGTCCTCCCACCTGAGATCGGGCTCGACGCGCCGCAGGACAACCCACGCGAGCGCCTGCGCAAGCTCCACCGCCGCCCAGCCGCCCTGCTCGCGGCGTTCGAACTCCTCGGTGACCTCGCCGGGTGTCAGGCCGATCGCGCGGCCGACCGCCGCCAGCTCCCACGCCGAGAACGAATCGCGCCTGATCGCCGCCATCGGCAGGCGCAGCACGCGGCCGGTGCGCGTCCGATCCAGGATCTCGCCGAGATCGGTGACCGCCGGAGCGTGGCCGTTCTCGTTCACTTCGCCTTCGCCGCCGCGCGGGCCGCCTTGGCGCGGCTCTTGTAGCCGTCGCCGAGCTTCTTTCTGATCTCCTTGCCGGCGACCTTGCGCATCGCCCGGATGCCGGCGGCCATGTAGCGGCGCGCCTTGAGGTGACGCGTGCCGAACTCCTGGTAGGGCCAGTAGGCGACGCCCACGGCGAGCGTCGCCTGCCGGTCGTCGCCGGCGCCCGCGATCGAGCCCGACAGGCGCCCGGTCGACACCGGCGCCCTGCTGCGGGCGGCGTCCTCGCCGGCCTGCGCGACCATGCGGAAGACGTCGCCCATGTGCTTCGCGTCATCGACGACGCCGTTGATCGCGGACTGCGCGCCCTCGACGCCGGTGACGGTGACCGCCATTCAGGCCGCCTTCGCGGTCGCCTTCGCCGTCGCGGTGTTCAGTTCCTCGCGCGACTCCAGGCTCGCTTGCTGCTCTTCCGAGAGGGCCGTCGGCGTCGTCGTCGCGAGCGTCGGGCGGGCGGTGCACGGCAGCTCGACGTCGAACTCGGCCCACGTCTGACTCTCGCCGCCGTAGGTGCCCTCGGACAGGACGACGGTGGCGTCGATGCCGGGTGTTGCCGCCCCGAACGCGACGCTCTTGCCGTGCGCCTGGATGACGACCCGGGCCGTGGCGCCGGCGTTTGTCCACAGGAACAGCGACAGGCCGCCGGTCGCCCAGTCCTGGACGCCCACGAGGTGGATCGCGTAGCTGCTGGCGCCCTGCTGCTGGATCTTGTCGCACAGGGTCGCGTACTCGACGGTATCGCCGGGCGTGGTGATCAGCTCGGCCGTCTTGACCGAGCAGTTGTACTCGGTCGCGCCCGAGAAGGGCCCGGGCGGGATCACGAACTTGACCGATGCGTCCTTGATGAACAGCCGTGCCATGTCAGACCTCCACGTCGAGCTCGACGATCGCGCCGCGCATGTCCTTGCCGCCGATCGAGATCACTGCCGGCGCCGAACGGACGCCGCGGTTGTGGGCATTCGGCGTCGCCTGGATCACGTCGCGGGTGATCGTGATCAGCGAATCGAGCGCGTCGAGCGCCTTCGCCGTGTCGATCGGCACGAGCGCCAGCACTTCCAGGCGCCAGCGCTCCATGCAATCGGGCTGCTCGCCGAGCTCGCGGTAGGGGCTGCCGGGCCGGATGAGCAGGGCCGGCAGCGCCGGCGGCGTGATCGGCTCCTCCGCGAACACCGAGACGTTCGCCGGCGCCGCCGCGTCGAGCGCCGTGGCGAGATCGGTGCGCGGGCTCATCAGCCGATCCCGAAGTCGGCGCGCAGGCCCAGGAGCAGGGGGTCCGCGTCGGTCATCAGGCCGCGCATGTACATCGGCACGTCCGAGCTCGCCGCGATGACGCCATAGGGCGCCTCGGGATCGTGGTAGAAGCGAAGCGCCCCGTTGAGGGCCAACTGATGGACGCGGGCCGGCACTGGGGCGGAAAACGAATGGCCGACCCGCGAATCGATCCACTCGGTGACGGCGTCGATCGCGGTCTGGGCCCGGGCCGCGTCGGCTCCGGGCCCCAGGATCGCGGTGACTTCGGCGAGGGTGACGTAGGCCATCTACGCCGCGGTGACCTTCAGCGAGCCGAGTCGCTGGCCGACGACGAGGTAGGCCCAGATGCCGACGCGCACGGCCGCCGGCCCGACGACCTGGTCGTAGGAGAAGCGCGCGATCGGCGATTCGAAGATGACGAAGTCGGACGGCGCGCCGGTGACGACGACGTTCGTCGTCGAGGCGTAGGACAGGTACGTCGTCGAGCCCAGCAGGCCTGCCGACGCGCCGCCGGCGGCCGTGGTGCCGGCGGCGTTGATCGGGCCGATCGCCGGGAGCAAGGGCCGCCCCGTCGTGTCGGCCTGCGAGAGCAGGACCGGGTAGAGCGCGGGCGGGATGAACTGCCCCTGCGCCGCCCGGAAGCGAACGCCGTAGTAGCCGACGAGGTTGCCGAGAATGCCGGCGTACGGGGTCGCCGCGACGATCGCGACGCCCGACGCCGTCGAGCCGGCTTCAACCGCCGTTTTGATGACGGCTTCGGACGCCTGCGCGTACGCCTCGACCATGTCGGCGATGACCATCGCCTCGGCCGACGGCGAGCTGCCGTCGAGCACCTGCCGGCTGACGTCGGTGTACGTGCCGTACAGGATCGGCGTGACGGTCACGGCCGTCGTCGCGAAGTCGGACGCCGCCGGGTTCACGCCTTCGGCCGATTGCGCGGTGACGACGGTCGACGTCGACACCTTCGGGAAGATCTTCGGCAGGCCGTCGCTGATCGGGTAGCGATCGTAGAAGCCGCCCATCGGCCGGCCCTTGAGAATCCTGGACGTGAGCAGGCCCGGGATGTAGTCGTTGGGATAGGCGCCCGGAACCTCCGAGCTGAGAACGTCGCCGGCGCGCTCCAGGAGCGGTCGCGCCGCGTTCTCGGCCGCGCGTTCGAAGTCGCCGCGCAGCTGCTCCCACCGGAACAGGCGCTCGGCCGCCTCCATGTCGCCGTTGCGCGCCTTCCAGCCGTCCGACAGGAGTGATACCCGCCGGCCGCGCTCGTCGCGCCCCGACCAGGTGGCGTCGGCGCGGTAGACCATCTCGGAGCGCGTGATCGCCAGGCGCGGGCCCGACGCCCGGCTGAGCACCTGCGCCGTCTCGCGCTCGGCGGCGGCGCGATCGACGTCCACCGTGACGCGCGTGCGGTTCGGCCGCTCGCCCTTCGGCGTCTCGGGCTCTTCCTCGGTGTCCTCTGTGTCCTCGGCCGGCGCCGTCGTCTTCTCGTCTGCCATGTCACCCTCCGCAGCCGCTCTCACGGCCGTGATCTGTGCGCCCTGGTATGCGCCGCGCGCGACGAGCGCCGCGCGCACGAGTTCGATCTTCGTGCGCTCGACGACGCCGTCTTTGGTGCGGCGTTGCGACACGGGTCGAAAGACGGCGCTCATGTCGGTGAGCACGCCGTCGCGGGCCAGCTCGTAGGCCTCGTCTCCGAGCGCCGTGCGGCTCACCTTGAAACGCACGAGAGCGCCGTCGCCGCCGAGATCGGCCGCAACACCGCGTCCGATCAATCGGGCGCCCTCGTGCGTGTTGTGGTCGCGCGGTGACGGGTCCGCCACGTATTCCAGGCGAACGCGGCCGGCGTCGAGCCCGTCCATGGCACCGCGCGCGATCGTCTCGCGGTAGGAGCGGCCGTCGGGCGAATCGCGGACCTCGGCTACCTGCCCGTAGGGGACGACGACGCCCTCGATGATCCGTTCCTCGGGATCGCCCGCCGCCCGGAGCAGGACCTGTCCGGTCCACTCGCGGGCGAGTTCAGACATCCGTCGTCATCGCCTTCGGGTTGGGCTCTTCGAGCGCCTCTCTCTGCTTCGCGATCTCGGCGTCGTTGTGAGCTTTCACGGCCGCGGTCATGTCGTTCTGGTCGGGCTCGTCGGGATCGGTCGGCTCGTCGCCGACCAGGGAGACGGGGTAGCGGGGATCGCCTTCCAGCCCTTCCACGGCGCCCGGCGTCGGGACGTTCGCCTTGCCTTCGCGTGTTGCCATTGCTCAGCCTCCAACAGTCACCATTGCCGCCGGGATTGCGGCTGGCGCGCCCGACGCCGGCGGTGGCGTCGCCCCTTCCGGCAGTGGCCCCAGTCCGAAGCCACCGGCTCGCGCCTCGTCGATCGTGAGAATGCCTGCGTGCACGAGCATCGGGTACGCCTGCGCCCGACTCTGGAGATCGCCCTGGAGGTAGCGGACGGGGTCGAACCGCATCCGCCGCGCAGTGATGTAGTCGCCCGGCAGGAGCTCCGACAGCGCGTCCTCGATCGGGCCCGCGTAGCCGCGCAGCGTGTATCGCCAAAGATCGGTCGCGTCGTTCTCGACGTTGGCGTACGTCTCGGAGTCGCCGGCCGGCGCATTGAGGATGCGGCTCGGCACCCCGAAATAGCGGCCGATGTCGGCGACGATCTCGCGCCGCGCCTCGACCGCCGAGTCCGTCGTCGGATCGGCGCCGAACGGCTTCGCCTCAAGGCCGTTGTCGAGCACCGCCGGCCCGCCCAGCTGGCGCCGCGCCGTCCAGGAATCCGAGATGCCGGCCGCCTGGTCGGACGTCAGGCTGGCCGTCGTCTGCAGCACCGTGACCGTGGGCCCGCCGTTGATCCAGTAGCGGGCGAGATGGGTGTCGGCCGCGAGGTACGCCTGGAACTGCGAGCGCGCCATGCCGATGATCCCGGCCGCCTGGTCACCGATGCCCGGGAACGGCGAGCGGCGGATGATCGAAAGGAACTCGACCGGGATTCGCTCGCCGCCCACGAAGTACTCGGTCGGGCTCGACAGGCCCCACGGGTCCTCGGGCGTCAACGGCATGATCGCGTTCGGCGGGATCGGCAGGAGCGACCACGGCACGCCTTCGCTGTCGGTACCGCCGACGTGGAGCAGGTAGACGGTCGAGTAGAGGCATTCGGTCGCGACGACGCGCCACGTCCACTCGCGCCGCGTAATCGTTGCCATCGGCCGGCGGACCAGGCGCGAGATCGGCAACTCCTCCGGTGCCGATTCGGGCCCCGTCCACTCGCGCCACGGCAGGTCCGCGATGCTGTCGGCGATCAGGTTCACGCACCGCCACACGGCCGAGAGCCCGAGAGCCGTGCCGCCCGACACGTACGGCACGCTCGTCGGCGCGGTGATCATGGGGACCATTGACGGTGGCGTCACCGCACTAGCCCGCCCGAACAGACGATCTAGAAAGGTCCCCACGCGCGCACGATACGCCTGTGGATAACCAAATTAATAGACGTGTGGTACGGCCGGCTGCGCCGACGAGAAGGCCCAGCGCGCGAGAGTGGCCGCGATGAGCGGCGCCGGGTCGGCCGCCTCGGGGATGCGCGCCCACGCCCACGCCTCGCCGAGCTGGCGCTTGCGGGCGCCGATCACGGCGTCGTCGAGCGCCGGCTGGCCGCGCTGCGCGATCCGGCCCTGCGCGACGTCGTCGTAGAACATCCCGCACGCCTGGCCGTACTGCCGGCCGGTGCACAAGAGGAGAGGCATCCGGTGCGCCGCCGACAGCGCGGTCACGAGCGAGCCCGCCGGTGCACCAGGATCGATCGCAACCGCCACCGGTCGCCAGCGATCGACGAGCTCGCCCATCCGCGAGACTACCCAATCCGTGCCGTCGCGGCGGTCGATAAGCTCGACGTGGACGCGCCCGTCGGCACGGCCGCCCGACGCCGCGATCGAAGCCGTCGAGCGATCGGGCGCGACGTCGATGCCGAACGCGATCGCGCCGGTCGCCTTGCTCGTCGCGTCGAGGCAGGCGAGCCATTGGCCCAACCCGAACACCGGCACGCCCTTGGGCGCCCAGCGGTTCAGGTAGGCGCGCGCGAACTCGCCCGAGTCCATCGTCGCGAAGTCGGCCGCGACCGTCTCCTCCGAGATCGTGATGCCGAGCGCCGGCATCGCCGCCCTCCAGGTCGCGCGATCCTCGACGTCCCAGTCGTCGGGCGCGCTCCATTCGAAGTAGGCGACGCCGGCCCGCTCGCCCGCTTCCACCCGTGCCCGACCATCATCGACGCGATCGCGCAGGAACGTGGATTCCTCGGTGCCGGCGGTCGAGAGGATGAACAGCTGGGCCGCGCGTTTCGTGACCATCGCCGGCCGGAACCCCTGGACCAATCTGTCATCGATCTGTGCGAAGGCTTCATCGATGAAGGCTTCATCCAGGGTGAAGCCGTGGCCAGACTTGTCGCCCGACGCCGTGATGCCGAACGTCGAGCCGGTCCGCCACATGATCCGCTCCGAGCCGTTGGAGCGGCGCACCTTGAACGCGCGGCGCAGGGGTGAGTGCTCCAGCATCTCCACCTGCTCGACCCATTTTTCGCGGGCGTGATTCCGATCCTGCGCCGCGTACAGAACGCGCTGGCGATCCCAGGCAAGGCAGCGATCGGTCGCGATCGCAAGGATCAGCGTCGTCTTGCCCTGCTGGCGCGGCACCGTGATTCTGGCCTCCCTGAATGCGGGGACGCCTGTTGCCGCGTCGTATTCAAGTGCGACGTCTGCCACCAGCTGCTGCCACGGCATGAACGGCGTGCCGAGCGCGGCCGCGATCCGGCCGACGCGCGGGCCCCACGTCGGCCGCTCGGGGCTCCGCGGGGTCGCGAACCTAGGGGGCGCGAATGGCGGCGATGAGGCGATCAAGCTCGGCATCGTCAGGGGTCGCATGGCCGGCCAGGAGCGCTGACAACGCCGCGAGATGCACCCGCGCGACCACCGCGATGTCGTAGGCGCCGGCCGCCTCGTCGAGCGCGGTCGCCGTCGTCCTCAGAATCGCCAACGTGGCGTCGTCCCCTGGCAGCAGCCGGTCCGCGCGGCGCAGGTACAGGATCGTCCGCTCGATCGCCGCCCGGTTCCGGCGCCGTCCGTCCGCCCGGGGGACCTTCGGTTTTCGCAGGGGGAGATTC